AGATTGACAAGGGGTCAAGTTGCGAAGGGGAGAACGGAGCGTGTCCTCGTTCACCACTCTTTTTCACAGCATCTTCACCTGTGGTAGGCGCTGGGGACACTTCTGGAGTGGTCACCTCGGGTGCTGGTGGGGTGACGGCTACTTCTGCTTCGACCGGAGCCTTTTTTGGCTTGCGTTCACGCTTCACTTTGGGGATTTCAACTGCGGGCGCTGGTGAAGCAACAGCAGCTTCGGCTGGGGATTCGACGACAGTGGCGTCGATTTCAATGGAACCCTCTTTGGAGGGAGTTGGGTATGTTGGTGTTCTTGGCATAGTGGTAATAAACGACTTCTTGTGCAGCCGGTTCATGTTGTCAATCTTGATTTGCACAGATTCTAAAACTTTTTCTTCGACAGACCCGGCCGCCACGAGAACGCGATTGATCGGGTCAGATTTTGCTCCTGCTCGGTCAATGCGTCCGAAGACTTGGTCCATTACTTTCGCATTGTAGCACGGGGAGATGAGAGACTCGCGTGGTCGGACGGCCGAGTCAGTGTGGTGCAGGTTCACGCCGGTCCCTCCCGCTCCGATATTGCAGATGAGGACATGAATCTCGTCCTGTTGAAACGCGTCAATCACTTGCTGGCGTTTCGCAACGCGGGGCTCTTCGCCCCAAATCTTCCCAGCGGTGACCCCGTCTTCTTCCAGTAGGTCGCAAAGGTAGCGCACACTCTGGTTGAAGTTCAGAAACACCACTACAGACTTCCCTTCTTCAAGACGGTCATGCACCATCTGGCGAATTTCTGGCATTTTGAGAAGCTCAACCTTCTGGCGAGCCCTCGTCAGCTTGACGACGGCCTCGGCTGGGTTGCCCTTTAAGGTGATCTTCTCTTCGGCTTCCTTCTCAAAGATGGCTTGCAGCTCGTCACTGCACTCATCGAGCAACTTCTTGATTTCTCCTGCGCTGCCAAAGGAAATAGGGTCATAGATGATCTGCCCATTGGGGAAGAACTCTGCCAAGTCTTCTCTCGTCAGCATGCTCCCATGCGACGGGTAGATAAGTCGGCGCAGCCGATCGAGATGTGCGTCACTTCCGGGGCGCTTGATAAACTCAAGTGCTCCCCAAGCGTTGGGCATGGCTCCAAATCGTGTAGCCCACCCGTAGAAGTCCTTCAGGAAATGCAGCCCGAGCAGGTATCCCATGGCCCGCAACTCCACAGGGTTCTCGCAGGCGGTTGCGCTGAGCATGAGCGTCGGCAGCGTTTTGGATGCAATAAGCATCTTCGCGTTTTGTGTGTAGTGCCCTTTGCAGGCATGCACCTCGTCAAACACCACCAACGTCTTTGGAGGTAGGTTGTAAAAGAACGACCCCTTCTTCCAATCCCCGAAGCCCGACTTCCCTGTGCGGAGCTTCTCATAGTTGATGATGCCGATGACTCCAGCACCCTGCTCCTTGAGAACGCGGGACCAGTTTACCAGCGTGGCTTTGGGTGCGATGACAAACACACTGAGTCCCAGACGCTTCGCCACTTCGGCTGCACATAGGGTTTTGCCTGTTCCTGTCTTCGATGAGTCAAGGGCCGCGTTATGACGGCTGATGACGTTGGCGAGCACTTCAATATGTGCCTCTTGCTGTGGGTATGGTTTCTTCATTTTAGGGTTTTTGCGAACTCCCAAATCAGGAGTGAGTCTGCGATTGCGTGAGTGACTTTGACGGTCGGGAAACGCTTCTGCGCCTCCCCCTTGAGCACGTTCTTCCAAGCGGTGTATCCACCGGCAGAGGCTTTGGTGCCGAGGCGGAAATGTTTCTGCCATGAATGGGGGTCAACTTCGACGATGCGGATTGACAGAGCTAATGCAGCGCCCGTCAAGAGCCCCGCATTGCGGTGGAGTTTTGCCATGCTGGCTCCGCTGACGCGGCCTCCGGGGACGGAGACGAAGAGGGGCAGCTTCTCAATGACGAGGGCAAGAGAACCCCTGTCATAGTTGGAGTTCACGGCCTCCCGCAGAAGTTCTACGACATCCGCTTCAGTGTCAGGCATAGAAGTGACTGCGTGAGGAGCTACCTCGTCCTTGTCTCCGATTACGATTCCGCCGCTAAGGCCGGGGTCTACTGCGATGATGGTCTTCATAGGGTGTTGTCAGGGGTGATACCAAACCACTCAACTGCGTCTGGGAGGAGCACAAGCCCTTTGTAATGGGCTTGCAAAACACGGGGTGAGTTGCCCACTTGCTCGGCTACTTTCCACGCATCGCGCTCCTGTGCCATGGCATAGGTGACGTATGAATGGCGGAGGGCATTGTTCTTCCACTCCACACCAGCTTCTTTGGCGAGTGTGCCGATGTAGCGGTTCAAATTTGGGATAAGGTGTTGGGGAACAACGAACCCCGACTTATCCTTGATGTGTTCCAGCCACGCAGCCCCGTTGTCAGGGAGCAGTGCAATACGACGAGACGATGTCTTTGTGATCTTCGGCGTCAACCTCACGGCTTTGTGAGGGAGGTCGATGTCTACCCACCGCAAACGTCCGATCTCGCTGGAGCGTAGTCCAGCGAAACCCCCAAGGATAATCAGGGACAACAGAAACTCTTCTTCTCCCCCAACCAACATACCCGCCACAGTCAGTAGTCGGCGCATTTCTTCAGTCGTGAAGAACTCTGGCTCCAATGGAACCTCCTTCGGCTTCCTGATACGCTCGGCAAATGTGCGGCGGTCGTAAGGTAGGTAGTCATTATCCCGCGCCCAATTAGCGAGAGTCTTAACCGCTCGAATGTAGTTGGCCTTCGAGGTCTGCCCCCAGTTTTTGGGCATGGAGCAGAGCACTTCCTCTGGAGTGACTTCTTCCAGCGGCGCTTCCTTGAAGTATTTCACGAAAATGCCCATGTGCTTGCGCACCGTGCGGATGTGGTGGATGGAGAGCCCCTCAAATCTATGACTTTTCAGATATGCCTGAACTGTCGAGGTGGCGGTTTTTGGTTTGGTTGACTTGGTTTTGGTCATGCAGTAATGTGGCAGAGTCGTAAAAAACAACAACTATGGCCTCAGTCAAGAAAAAACATTCACGAACTTCAATTCCTTCCGAGCGGGAGGTCTATGGATTGATCTGGGGCCCTGAAGTCAGCGACCTCGACATCGAGCTTCTCTGCTATCGTGAAGGAGCTCCCGATTCTCCCGGCAAGCCTCATCACTTTCGCAGGGCGGTAGACCTTCTCTGGAACCAACCATCCTCCAGCAAGCACTTCGTCTGGCACCCGTGGGCGGAGGAGATGCTCGAAGCCATTTGCACCAACAAATATCTGTCAGTCGGAGGTTGCGCGAGCTCAGGTAAGACTGACTTCTTTGCGGTATGGGGGCTCATTGAGTGGCTATGCGCCCCACACGCGACGCAGGTTCTCTATACCTCCACCAGCCTCAAGGATAGCCGCAAGCGTATCTGGTCCACGGTTGAGGATTATTTCCAAGCGATCCCCGGGCTGCCCGGTAAACTGGTCTCCTCGCAAGGTGTGATCCGGTTTGAGGCTGATGGTATCCAGTCTGACAAGTTTGGACTGACCCTCGTCGCATCTGACCGCAAGAAGGAACGTGATGCGCAAAACAAGTTCATGGGTTTCAAGGCACCGCGTCTTCGACTGGTAGCCGACGAGTTGCCTGAGCTCGCAGACAGCATCTTGACGACTGCTTTCTCCAACCTCGCCCGCAACGAGGACTTCAAGATGGTTGGCATCGGGAACCCCAACTCGCACTACGACCCCCACGGCCGCTTCTCAGAGCCATTCGACGGATGGTCGTCGGTCACTGAAATGGACTACTCGTGGCGCACCAAGCACGGCCAGTTCATTCGGTTCGATGCGGAGCGCAGCCCCAACATCACTCTCGGGTTCATTAAATACCCGTTTCTCGCGAAGCAGGACGACCTCGATGAAGCCGCCAAGCTAGGTGAGAAGTCCGTCGCCTACTACCGAATGGTGAAAGGATTCTGGTGCCCGATCGGAGCGGAGGACAGCATCTATTCTGACATCGAAATTGAGCGTGGTGGGGGGACTTCTTCGCCAGTGTGGTCTCACGACAGCCCTAAAAGCCGGGTTGCCGCCCTTGACGTAGCTTTCACCGCTGGCGGAGACCGATGTGTCCTGCGTTTTGGGACAGTCGGTAAGACGTTTGGTGGTGCGAGGCACCTCAACTTTGATGAGGTCCTCCTCATTTCGGAAGATGTCACCAACAAAATAGACCCCCGCACCCACCAAATCTGCCGACAAGTCCGCGACGAGTGCGTCAAGCGTGGGGTAACCCTCCGCAACTTTGCCCTCGACGCCACGGCTGGCGGGGCTCCTTTTGCTGACGTGCTCGCTGTGCTGTGGGGGCCTGAGTTCCTCCGGGTCAACTTCAGCGGACGCGCTTCAGACGTGCCGGTCTCATCATCTGACAAGTCCCCCTCCTATGAGAGATACCATGACCGTGTCTCTGAGCTGTGGTTCGCGGGCAAGGAGCTGCTCCGAGCTAAACAACTCAGCGGGCTTGACGCTTCCACGA